AGGTTAACAAAGCGCATAAAAGTATAAAAAATAATTGATATGAGAACGATTAACAGGAAAATCAACTTGATCGTGATCCATTGTTCGGCCACTAGGGTAGATAAGGATTATACCCCTGAGCAATTAGAGAGAGACCACAAGGCGAGAGGATTCAACTCCGCAGGTTATAACTATTATATCCGGAAGAGCGGGGAGATAGTATCTATGCGTCCATTGGAATTGATTCCGGCTCATGTGACCGGATATAACAAGAACAGTATAGGAATATGCTATGAGGGTGGTCTTGATCCGGACGGGAATCCGGATGATACACGTACGGAGGCACAGAGACAGTCGATTATAAGGCTGTTGTTGGATTTGGTCGTACAGTTCCCGGATAGTAGGATCTGCGGTCATCGTGACCTATCTCCGGATCTTAACGGTAACGGTAAGATTGAACCGGACGAGTGGATGAAGATGTGTCCGTGTTTTAATGCCGAGGAGGAGTATCGCAATATATGAAACCTTGGCAAGTAATATTAATACTAGTGTGCTTGGTAGCCAGTTTCACGGCTGGCTACCATATCCGGGGGGATGTGACTGATAAAGTCGTGTCTAAATCCGATACCGTATTAATAACCGACACGCTCCGTGACAGTATCCCGTATCCTGTTTACGAGACATTGGTGCAGACGATACCGGAGCCGATCCCTATCTATATTACATTGGATGGCGATACGGTCAAGGAATCCATATATGTTCCGGTACCGATAACTCAAAAGGAGTACAAGACGAATGATTATCGGTTATTTATATCCGGCTATAAGCCTAATCTTGATTACATCGAGGTTTATAGAAGGACTGAGTATATAACCAAGACAATGAATCCACGTAGATGGGGAATAGGAGTTATAGCAGGTTATGGGATAGGTAAGAATGGCTTGTCACCCTATGTCGGGATAGGTGGGTTTTATAGAATTTGGTGAGGCTTCCATGGCTCACGCCCGAGAAACCTCTGATAATAGAATGAATGCGTTATATGAATAACAAGGGCTGACGTTTTTTGTTCATGATAATTTATATTAGTTTGATGGTGACTTCGTGAGAACGAGCCGGAAAGGGAAGATAAAGAAAAAAAGAATCTTCCCTAAATAATCGGATCGGAAGTTTGATTATTTTTTCATGCCACGCACGACGGGAAGATTCTTATAAGTCTTTCTGCCGTGCATTTTTTTTTGCCCGGCTTGATAGTAAAACAAACCACGAAATAAAAAGTTTATGAATAAGGTGGAAATTTTTTACAAAAAAGTGATAGAGGCAGTCTGCAAGGAGTGCGGGACCGATCCGGTAATGATGTTTAGCAACAACAAGGAGAGGAACGTTGACGCTCGGGGAGTGGCTATAACCATACTGGCCGATCGCAAGTTGAGCGATAATATCATATCCGATCTGACGGGAATGACGAGGCAAGCCGTCAACCGGATGCGAAACCTGTACCCGGACAGGATAAGGAGGAGTTACTACCTGAGGAGGACGGTGGAGAGCGTCAAAGAGGAGCTATCCGGTACGGTCTGAGGGTGCGTTATGTTGTAAGGCATGTGATTTGTCTATGAAAAAATTTTCATATAACAAAATTTTGTGCGACCTTTGCGGCGTGAAAGGAAATAATTTAGCCTCGGCGGTGCAACAATCCGTATCGGGGCTTTGTTATACCTATATAAGTATCGATTTATTTAATAGATAACATGAGAATAAAGTAAAGATGGCACTGACTAGCATAGATTACGCACGGTTAATACAATACACCGCTCAAAGAAAGCATATGGTATTGTTAAATAAGACACAGATCAATAAGATCTTGTTTTATGTTTACGGTGCGTATTTGGCTGATACAGGTAAGGCGTTATTCTCGGATGATACACCTAAGGCTTGGACATATGGCCCTGTATTTCCTAAACCCAATAAAAAGGTGGACACGAGTGAGATTATAAAATCTTTCCCCCCAGAAAAGGTAGCCGAATATAAGGCGGATCCCAAGGCTTTAAATCTGATAGTGGAGGTTGTTAATAGCATGTATAATAAAAGTGCTATATCGCTTACTAGATGGTCTCATGTGGAAGGATCTCCTTGGTATGATACGATCTATGAGAAAGATGAAAAAGGGGACATAAAGAGTCAGAGACCTTGGAATACCAGAATAGAAAATGATCTTATAAAGAATTATTTCTCAAAATCGCAAAATAGGATATTTGGATGAGTAATAATGATGATTTATTTAGCTCCAATAGTCAAATTAGATGGTATCATTATGTGATACATATAGGTTATTACATTCCTTACTGGATCCGTTTTATATTCAGCAAGCCATTTAAGGAAACAAAAAAAGACCTTGATATATTGGAAACCGTCAATACATTATTGGATTCGGAAACCACGGATGAAAATATAAACAAATGCAAGGAGCTCACCCACTTGCATCGTGTGATAGAAAACACGAAAGCGAGAAGGAGGCTGGAAAAGTGGTCTTTAAGGGTTATAGCCTTATATTTATTTGTTGTATTGTCTATAGTTGTGTTATGCTATTCTAAAATTCCATTTGTTAGCGGGTTCGTTCAAATAAATATTCCTCCTAATATTATGATTACAATATTATCAACAACAACCGTAAATATTATAGGTCTTGGATTAATAGTATTAAGGGGTCATTTTTTGGCAAACGATAAATCCAACAATGTTAAGGATAATAATGAGTAGCTCCTTTCCATATCATTATAAAGCCTCCCTTAAAAGGCAAAAGCGTCGTCAACACAAATTGGCGGCGCTTTTTTTGTCTCATCCCCTTCCGCAAAGAACTAGCAACAACTTCGCAACAAGCTAGCAAGGAGATATTTATTTAGCAAAGCCCTTCTCATGATTTTTGTCGTGTCCGGTAATGGTGCCGGATTAACGACAAAAATTAAAGATAATGGATAGAAATTATTTTATCGGTACTCCCGAAGGAGGTAATTCCGGTGGAAGTAAGTTTGACATCATGGCCTTTCTCCCGAGCTTGATGGGCGGTGGTGGAAAATCATTGGACCCCAATTTGGTAGCGGCTTTGATGAACAATAAGGGCAATCAAGACGCTTGGGGCGGTGGTGGTTGCTGGTGGATCTGGATCATCCTCCTGTTCTTCGTATGGGGAGGTTTCGGCAACAACGGCTTCGGCAATAACAACGGGGCTAATGGATTACCCGCTCAATTGAACAATGACGCTGGTCGTGAATTGTTGATGAACGCTATCCAAGGAAACGGAACGGCTATCAGCCAATTGTCATCTTCCTTGAATTGCTCTACCCAGCAATTACAAAACGCTATCTGCCAGATCCAAGGACAGATCCAGAGCGTGGGTAACCAAGTAGGCTTATCCTCTCAGCAAATCATCAACGCCGTTCAATCCGGTAACAACCAATTGTTGAGCCAGATCGCCTCTTGCTGCTGCGACGTTCGTAACGCTATCACTACGCAAGGTTATGAGAATCAATTGGCCATTGTCAATCAGACGAACACCTTGTCCGGTAACGCCAATACGCAGTTTAACATCCTTGGAGCCAAGATTGACGCTCAAACCCAGATCATCAACGACAAGTTCTGCCAGTTGGAGATGAGAGAGATGCAAAACAAGATTGACACGTTGCGTCAAGAGAAGTCAGCCCTAGAGCTTGGAATCTCTCAGGCCGCACAGACCGCCAACATCGTGTCCCAGCTAAAGGCTCCATGTCCGATACCGGCCTATTTCGTCCCGAACCCCAACTGTTGCAACCCGATGCAGGTACAAGTGACCCGTGAGGGATGCGGATGCGCGTATAATGGAGGCTTAGTATAAGGAGGCCCTGTCATGACAGCGAGATTAAACGTAAGGACTTGCGTCCCGAGGGTTGACCAGAACGGCATCTATGTCGTGTCAACGACGGGCAAGGCCGTATCCACCCCCGATGGAGAGGAACCAAGGATCGATTTCGGACTCAATCCGTTCGTATGGTGCGCCCTCCCAGATGTTGGGGTATTGATCTGGAGAGTTAGACATCCGGTTACGACCACGGAGGCTTCTTATCCCGTGAACGTTATAGTTCCCAACGGATACGCCACGACAGTCCCGTCACAAGGCGTTCAGGCGGGTACTAGCCGGATTCCGGTTGTTGACCACCATAACGTACAGGTGACAGGGAATGACGTTAACGTCCCTGTGGACTCCGCTAACGGATCGCCTATGTTAGGAGGTTATACAGAGCATATTGTTTGGTTCAATAAGCCTCAGGGGATATTCCGTCTTCTAGGGGTTAAGGCATCAAGCAATCCTACTCCGTCCGCCCAAGTGGGCGATACCAGAGCGGAGGCGAACGTAACGAGAAATAAATAACGAGACCCGGGATAATTCCCGGTTCTCTTTAAATCAAGAAGAAAATGACATTTAAGGAACTAAGAGAAGGCAACCAATATTTTATCCTTCATAAGACAGACAAGCCTTTCTGCGAGGTAGGTAGCGTGGTGGAAACTAAAAACCTGAGACCTAAACCGCAAAATTTCAATACGGGCTACCCTCCCTTGCAACCGGAGATGGTTATCGATCTAACGGTCAAGGTAGGCGACGACATGGTTAAACTATCTTCCGTACCGGCCGATAAGTCCATAGCGGACTATAAGCCTGACAACGGCGAGAAACTGGTATTGGCGTGCGATCTGGCCATGATGAACCAAGAGATAAGCTCCATGTTGCAGAATAGCCGACAGGTATTGGATAGCATAGAGGCCCATAAGTCCATCATAGATAATTGCGAGCTTATGCTTACCCAACTCAATCCCCAGTTCAAGAAGGAGAAAGAGCAGGAGGATAAGATTGCCAATCTTGAGAGCGAGATTGCGGAGATGAAAAGATTGTTTGGTGGCGGTATCGAGGAAATTAAGCAGATTCTTTTTGATAAACAAGGTAATAACAATAAAAAATCAGGATAATATGGGAACATATAGCAGAAAACTGAGAGAGCTGATCGAGGAATTCGACGCCATGGAAGACGAGGATATGTTAGAACTGGCGAAGGAGGCCTATAAGCTTGGCTGTAAGGAAGGGAAGCGGAAGGCCATGGAAGGCTATGGCAACCGCATAGAGGAAGACGAAGACGATGAGTTCGAGGACGACGACGAGTTCCGTGAGATGTGGGAGCGTGGCGGCTACGGCAACCGTGGCGGCGGTCGTGGATCATCCGGTGGCGGTTATGGCAATCGCCGTGGGGTGCCGGGCACCGGACGCTACTCGAGACGATATCGTAGATAACCATGAGGGGGGACCGGTTTCCCCCTCCTAAAAAACAGAGGAATATGAGACTAGATATGTATGATGATTTCCCTTCCGGCATGCGATCCTACCTGAAGGCGTATGGCTGGCATTTCTCCAAGGCCATGTGCGATTGGGCCGTATCCATGATGGAGAAGGAGGACGGAAACGGGAAGAAGGTCAAGATAACCCCTTTCACGAAGGAACAGGTGGATGAGATGCTGAAGAAGTATAGCGTTGACGTGAAGAAAAAGGGTGGATACGATTATGTTTACGCCGCCAACATGTGCAAGGCCGATTACCTTGGCTCCTCCGTGCCTAACGAGCAGTACGCCGCTCTTTATGTCAAGAACGTCTGCGACGATCCGGACGCTTACGACGGGATAGTGTTTACCCGGTTCTACGCTGATTGCATCGGGTCCGGCACGCCTATAATCTGGGAGGAGATGATGTGATGGGAGGCTGGGGCTACATACTGAGGATATTGAAGGGAGAGTCCCCCAAGGACGTGCTGGCGAGTATGCCGGATAAGGATTTTGACAAGGTATCCGAGGTGGTTGGCAATCTCAAGGCTACCAATCTCACCCGGCAACAAAGGAGGAGGATAGAGCGGGAGTTCAAGACGGTAAGGAGATGATACGACGGGATTACCATATCAAGAGATACGATTGGGTGATCCACGTGCTGTATAACGTCACCTGCTCGAGGACATCCGATATCATAGCCCTATTGAGGAGGGTCGGTTGCCCGGAAAGCAAGATACGGGAGGCTTATGGCAATATGGGGTTGTGCAATCTGGACGTGGGACTTACTTATTCCAACTACCGGCGAAGGGAATCCGTCATGGTGATAGGCCGGACCTCGTCTTACAGGGAGTTCTCTAATTCGTTGTTCCACGAGTGCCGGCACTTGACGGATCATATGTCCTTGGCCTTGGATCTGGAGATCGGAGGGGAGCCTATCGCTTACTTGGCTGGCGATATAGGAGCCTTGATGTCCGATGAGATAAGGATGTTCATTTGCGATTGCCATCGTCACAGGAACGATATAAACGATGAGTTATGGGAAAGAAAAAAGAAGATAAAAAGAAAAAGGAATCCGTAAGACAGGAGATAGACCGCCTCACGGATTCCTTGGATTTCGAGCCTGTCAACTTCTATGAGGTGATGGCTCGGATTAGACACTTGATGTGCCTGTTATGATTTTGTTTCTTGCGCCTTAAAATTATAGACTGGTTTAATAACATCTATAATGTATACTGTATCAGTAATAGCGGTGATTATCTCCTCTATTGGCTTGTACGCTTGTGGGGCCTCGTCTATTGTGGCCTTGCTTACAGAAGTTGTGTATATTCCATTCATGGATTCTTGGTATTCCTCCATGCTGAGTAACTCCTTTGCCTTGTTCCGGCTCATCAAACGTCCGGCCCCGTGCGGCGCTGAATAGTTCCAGTCGGGATTTCCTTTCCCAATACAGATAATAGATCCATCACGCATATTGATAGGAATGAGTAATTTTTCTCCAATCTCGGCACTTACAGCGCCCTTTCTAAGGATCATACGTTTAAAATCAATGTAGTTATGTATGGTTTCAAACCTGCTTTCCTCTTTAAATCCCATTCCTTTGATGATAATAGCCGCCATGGTCGCACGGTTGAGCATCGCAAAGCGTTGTACTATTGCCATGTCATTAATATAGTCGTGAAAATCACTACCTGAAAGATGCGCTAGCTCTTTGTCCTTACCGGGAATAGAAATGTTCTTAATCGCTTCCTGAATATCCATTTCCCTACCTTCTGCTTTCAATCTGGCAATAGTATTACGTACCTCTATCGCCCGATCACTTTCAAGTGAATCCTTAAATTCTTCTGATTCCGGATCATAGGTCATACTGATTGTAGTACTAACCTCTATATCTATTTGTTTTATGATTTTTTAATTATAATGTTATTACTTGTTCGTAGGTGAGCGTCCCCTTATACCCTCTGGCCTTCAATTCCTCGATAAGCTCCCTTGGCTTGAATTTTGCCAGATCCGGATTGGTGAACACTTTCGTCAATCCCCCCCTTCTTCTCTCTGTATCGGTCTTCTTAGAGGCGTTATAGGCTTTTATACAAGCCTTGCAGTAGCAGCGAAGCCCATCCTCCGCTGATCTGTCCTTATAAAAGTTATCTATCGACAATTCCTTGCCACATTTTCTACATATCTTAGTCTCCATGATTAGATGTTTTAATTTGTACTTTGATTGTTCTATTCATGATCTCTTAATTATGAGCCTTACCATTAAGGCTCGGTTAATACTATTCCTCTAATCACCATTCTCTTTCATCCGTTGCAATACATCCTTGCTCGCTTCGAGTATCTCGTCGAAAGACGGGATAGGTATCCATGCGACCCTTGTATAGTGCATCGCTAAGTTAACCGCCCATTCTTTGCCATCGTAAGAATCACTAGACACAAAGTATTTCCCGCTTATATTCATTCTGCTTAGAACTAAAACCTCGTCTTTATTCTCCGGTAGCCGGTCATTAATATTTATCCACGGAGATTGCTTTGCCTGCCATTCGGCACCGGCTTTGAAGTCCTCACGACAATTATCTTTGCGAAGCACATAGTCATCCGCATCCACTTCTTTGAGAACATTCTTGCGAAAACTCGTTTTTCTTATGGCGTAATCCTTTGCCGCTTCTTCTACTGTCTGTCTCATATCAATCTTGCTCATATTTATTTATCTGTTTGAATTTTATATTCCTCCTTGGAAATCTGTCTGTAATAGTCAATGACCGCATTTTCCACTCCTTTATCCTTGGCTATAATCTCTTCCGTTTCCCGGACTTTAAACTCATCGCATGCGATGAATATCCGTCCTCTATCTCCCCTAGGAAGCCAATACGAAGCGAAGTAGTATTTTTTCTTTGGGTTGAAAATGCCATAGATGAGATATATACCGTAAACCAAAAAGGCAATCGTAATCCAGTACATTGGGATGATAAGCCCTATAGCCCATGTGATGAACACGAAAGAAAGAACTATCAGTATGGAGGTTATCAAGAATTCGATCTTATTCTTCATTCTTTATCCTCCTTCTTGTTGATCGCCTCATGAAGCGAATTATACACCCGGGCGAATATTTTTCTTTGCTCTTTGTCTTTTAATGAGTCCGCAAACTTGTGCATGACCATCTTCTTCTTGTTATCCCAGATTATCCGTGCCTTATCCACGCCGTCAACAAACAATATATGCGGATATTTACCCCATTGTATCAATATGCCATTATCGATAAGATCTGTGATCTCCTTTGGCATTAGCTCTTTATTACGGGCCATGCCTATGAGCTTACCTTCCTCTCGCTCTATGGCCGACTTGGTTTTGTCTATCTCCTTTTGGAGATTAGATATAGCGTTGTTCTGCCTGTCCCATCTTCGCATAGTGGCCGGGCCGTTCCTCTTATCGTTAAGAGGTTGCCCGTTAGCGGAGGCTACATCCCCAAAGTGTTCGTTGATCTTTTTGTCTAATTTATCCTCTTTCTTTTTAAGAGAGGATTTTAGTATTTTTAGTCTACTCATATCTACCCCTCCTGAATAATTACACATTCTATCTCTTCGTCCCATGTTACATCCACCGGATCGTACTCATACTCTCCATCGGACGTGCGGATCATTACCTCCGCTTCCGGGTCTTGCTCTTGGAGAAGAGCGATTAGTTCTTTATTTCTCATGCTAATTTTCTCCTGTTGATTTAAGGGGGTATTCCTTGGACGGAATACCCCGGGTAAGTATTAGTTCTGCTCGGCAAGTTTCTTGAACTCCCCAAGCAACATATAGATCGTGGCGATATCGTCCTTGAAACGATCCACCGTTTCCTCGTTGATGCACCATGAGTAATTGAATACAAGGTCTGTCAATTGTTCGCACATTTCCGATGGATTGATAACCTTGTTAATGAACTCGTTGAAGGACGTGAAATCGTATTCTTTAGCCTGCATAGTTCAACTCCTCCATCTTTGAAAATCCCAATACTAACATAAGAGAATCGAATTTGTCCACATACCACTCCGGTTGAGTTTCCTTAGGGTTGTTCTTGTTTATCTGATTCTCTCCGTATTCGAGTCCTTTCTTGGATATGGAGTTGAAATATTTGATCTTGCCTTTAGATGATTTACGTGATATACGTTCGATATATCCTAGCTCGATAGCCCTTTTGTAGAATTGATTCCGTGATACCTTGTAACCTTTCTCGTAGAGTAGATCGGTAGCCGACTTCATCACTCCCTTTGACGGTACGTAATCGGGCAATGGCAATCCAAGTGGCGTGGCTACCTTCTCCAGCAATGACAACTTGGAAACGTCATTGAGGTTCAGCATCTCGCTTACGCCTTTCACCCATTCGATTCCGGCACGGACTTTTGTCGGGGTTACGGACGATGGTCTGGATTGGTTGGCTATAGGATCGGCTTTTCCGGTTTCTAGATCGTCCCAGCGAAGAACTAGTTTCGCTCTTGTCTCATCATTGAATTTGGATGCGATGTACATGCATTCCTTGTAGTCTAACTCGTAACATGGGAGTAATCGCCCGGAAGGATCTTTATATTCACTGAGCCGAAATTTCCGCCCAGTGATTTTCTCCCATGCTGGCTCCATGCTTCTAATAGATTCTAAGACATCTTTGTGCCTTCTTACTGCAAGCTCAGCTATTTCTAGCGAACTCATCGTTTGTTTTGATAAAATAATTTCTGTTGCCATAATTTAGACGATTTAAAATGGCATTGCGGAAAGAAGACGGTCCGCAATTAACCCGCCGTCTAACACCTCAATAGGCTGGAGTCCCATTACAGTTCCCCACGGGTTTGCGAACCGATATCATAGATACGATGATCTTACAAGCATAAAAAATGCCCGCTATATATGGCAGGCTTCCGCTTGCCTATTGAGAAATGTTAGACATCGCAAATGTACCACTTCTTTCCAAAACGCCAAATAAAATCCTTGAAAAATTATCCCGCCCTGTCAAACGCCTTCTCAAAGACCTCCGGCCTTAGCAAGGCGTTGCTTATCGCCGTGAACGCCTTCACGATCTCGGGCTGCTCATTTAAGTTTATTTTCACGTCCTTCCCGGTGACCTCGCTTGATAACCGGTCACTTAGGAACTCTACCCTGCCCAAATCTAGATAGGACAGGGGATTGTACGCCAACGGGACGATCCCCCGCATCCTTTCGCCGAAATCGTATATCGTGATCCTAGACATCTGCGCAATCATGTTTATCGTGGATGACAAGGATGCTATCCTGTTCGCCGAACCGGATACCCCGTGATCCAGCAATATCTGGCTGATCGTGTAGTAATACCGGTCTATATGAGGCTGCACGTCCTCCTCCATGCTTTGCGTTATCTCGGCGAACGCCTCCTTGTTGGCCTTGGCTATCCGGAAGATGTTGGTGTTATAAGCGTTTATCCCCCTCTCGATAGCGTTGGCCGTCCGTTTTGCGTTATGCCTGTAGTGCTCGCTATTCCTTATGGCCTCCATGAGTGATACCGTGTAGTTATACACTTGGTCGTTCAAGAAAAGCACCATGTAGGTTAGCGAGGTGACAAGGCCGTTCGTGTCCTTGTCGATCTCTTCCCAATCGTTGTATTGTCTCATTCTCCCATCCTCCGGATCATATAATCAACAACGTCCTTTACGGTAAGGCATCGTCCGGGATCATCATTAGGGATCAATATGCCAAACTCTTTCTCCAGCTCCATCAATATCTCTACCTCGTCAAGACTGTCCATCCATAGATCATCCTCCAGCTTGGATTCCATCGTAAGTGGCGTATCTTTGTAAAAAAGTCTACTCTTTATGATCTCAAATACTTTGTTCTTTATAGTTTCTTTTTCCATTGATGTAATTATTTTTTATTGCTCTCATCATGGATGAATGTAGCTTTCAACTATGATGAATGATTAAACCTTATTTGTTTTAGCGAACACCACCGACTCGTGATCCGGCCTCAGATGAGCCATGCAAGCCTTGCTGTACTCGCAAAATCTCGCTCCCTCGTCCCGGAAGACGCATCCCCTGCACGGGATCTTGTTCTGCCCGTTGTAGTACGGGCTGTACTTTTCCACGATAATTTTCATGTCTCCTACCAACACGATCAAACCGGTAGGGGTGTTCTTCAGTCTGTTGATTATTTCCATGATCTGTTTTTAAAATGGTTCTTCTTGTGATACTTCTTGGCTTATAGTGAACCCGCTATCATCATATTCCATAAAGTGAGTGGTCTTTGCTTCAAATTTCACGATAAACTTGGCTAATCCGATATTTCTTCCTTTCGCTATATCTATCATGGCTGTTCCGCCCACGGGATAATTCTGGAAAGGCTCAGGATAATATTTCCCATAAAGCTCAGGCCTATAGATCAGCATGACAACATCGGCGGCCTCCGCTATTTGTCCGCTGGCCCTTAATCTAGCCAATGAGGGGGCCGGATTCATTTGGTCCCTGTTTAGCTGGGACAAGGCGATGATCCATATGTCTAGTTCCTTGGCCAGATTCTTCAACCTACGAGCGGCCTCACCCATTTGTTGCTCGGTATTGCTACCTCTCATATTCACGGACAATATTTGCAGGTAATCCACGATCGCCCCAGATATGCCGTATTTGAGTTTCATCGTACGGATGGATGAAAGTATCGTATCGATATTGGAAGTGCTCCTGTCGTCAAAATAAACAGGCTTATCGTAGATCTTTCCTATCCCGATATCTATCATGTTGAATTGTTCTGGTAGCAGGCGGGAGTACATGATCTCGTTTGCCGGGACTCCCGATTCTATCGAGATCATGCGGGCGGCTATCTGTTCCTTCTTCATCTCCATGGAGTAGAAGGCAACCCCGTCACCATTCTTGGCGGCGGATAACGATAAGGCTACCGCTAGGGATGTTTTTCCAGAAGACGTATCTGCCGCTATGATTATGAGATCTGATCTCTGTAATCCCCCGCTACGCTTGTCTATTTCATGGAATCCGGTAGGCGTTCCTGTTAGCTGTTTGTCATCGGATGCGTTAAGCTCCATTTGCCTTGATACCTCCTTGATCGCTTCCCTAAGGGTAAATACGCTGTCTTTCGATGTCTGGAAAAGCCCCTTGAGCTTGTCCTCTGTATCCGATAACGTGTCAACGATATCGTCCGACTCGGAGTAAGCCCTTGATATCAACTCCTCTCCGATATCGATAAATCTCCTTCTCTTCTCCTTGTCATGCAGTAGGGCGGCATGCTGGTAGATGTCGAATGTCATGCATGTGGATACTTGGCTTAACCTTAGCATGTCCGTGGAAGGGTCTATTTTCATCATCTCGTTGGCTACGGCTATCATGTCCGGTCTATCTCCTCTGCCGTCTATGTTGGATATAGCCTCGAACATGGCTCTATGGAAAGGATCATAGAAACAAGAAGGGGATAATATATCCCTTACCTCATTCAATGCGTTTCTTTCCGTCATTATCGTCCCCAGCACGACTTTCTCGGCCTCCGTATCGTGGGGGACTACCCTGTTAATTTCCATAATCTTTTTTCTTTACCTCCATTATCGTCTCAAAAATGCTATTCTTGAACTTTATGAGGCGATCGTCATTGTTAATTTTCTTGACTATTTCCGTTAATTGCTTCCTGTTCATACGGTTTAGGATCTCTATCTCCTCGTCTGAAGGGAATATGGGCATCTCAAGTATCAGAGGAGCCTCCTTTTCCAGATATGAGTATAGATTAGTTTGCCTTATTGATGTTAGGGATTTGAGATCCACTTTGCCTCTAGCTTTTTTTACTTGGTTAGAAGGAAGATCCAAGGCGTTTATGAACGTCCTTTTCCAGTCTATATTAGAGCTTTTCGAGCTTTTTTTCTTCTTCCATCCTAATTCGGTGCTCCAGTAGTCTAAATACGCTTTCTTTAGCGACAATCGGATGTCTATGCCCGGATGCAGACTTTGGCGTTGAGCTATGAACTCGTCATCGTTAGATAAGGATTCATAGGCTTCTCTCAACCGATCGCAGTACACATCGAAGCTTTCTCTCCAATTATCCGTATTTTCATCTTCCTCTTCCTCTTCCTCTTCTCCTTCTTTTTCCCCCATACCCCCTATATTATCCTTAACTCTATTACTATCTATATTACCTATACCTATACCATAGGGGCTATCAAGCCCCTTTGAAGGGGCTACCAAGGGGCTACCAAGGGGCTTTTTAAAGAAATCTTCAATTGATTGAAAACCAAATGATTGCTTCATTTCTTCTAATCTTCTTATTATACCTCTATGCGCAGCGTTCTTAGAATTCAAGGGAAGGTTCTTTTGGTGCTTGATGAAATTACGTATATAAATATACTTACCGTCCACCGAATAAAGTAATCGTCCTTCAAGCTCCCTTAGGCCTCTTTCAACTTCTTGCTTACCTAGTACTAGATCAAAGCTGATCTTCTTCTCGTTTATTTCCATGAAGCCAGCTAGGTCGCAAAGGTCGCACAAGTACAAGAACAGAAGCTTGCTAGTCGCTTTCAGGTCGCAGAACCAGTTATCCGTCCATTTGTTCGTATCTGTATATCTATATGCCATGTTCTAGTGTTTAATAAATTATTCCTCTATTATACAATTCCTCCCTATATTGCTCCAACGCCTGAAGGCATCGTTCCTTGTCCATGTATCCCATTGGCATTATTCCGGCCAACCTTGCGTTGCATCGGTCTATGCCATATTTGAGATCCTTGTTTTGACATTTTCTTTATATCCATGATTACTTAAATTTAAAGTGTACGATATACTCCCCGGTCGAAACCGGGGCTTTTAAAATCTTAATACGTGAGTAGGGTAGGGCTATTTTATAGTCCTCTTGATCTCGTCCATCAACCTCTCTGTTATCCTCTTGTCGTGCCACTCGTGCCATTCGGTGAATAGCCCCTTGGCGGCGATGAAGAAGAAGCACGAGTTCTTTAGCTCCGTCTCTTGCGAGGACGTGATGCGAGACCATCTGAGCTGTTCTTTCACGTGCTCCAATTCCTTGGAAAGCTGGTCGTTCTCCTTGGATAGGCGGTTGATCTTGATAGTTTGTTGACGTGCTGTTGGAGTGCTCATAACGCACCTCCTTCCATCCCGGCTAAAATGAATGCGGACATCAATAAGATTAGTACCTTGACATAGCCGATAACGTCGTTCTTGTTATCGCACTCGAGCAAGCCGAATGACATGAAGGTTAATAGCTTGGCGATGGATCGCCATGATAGGAAGCTCGTTTCGTGAGCGGACGTGGTTGTGCAATTACTGTTGTTCGTTACACTCGCAGATTTCAAGTTTCTTGGCATTGTAGTTGAAATTTGAGTTATGTACAAAAAGAAAGCTGTTCGCTTCCTTATTTTTCCGCCAAGAAACACTACATCAGTATCTGAGGTAGCCTACAAAGGAATACGAACAGCTCTTTATCTTTGCAGATATAAGCAATCGGATGGATATAAAAAATCCACCTTAGATACTAATATGTAAATGTTTTCTTGGCGGGAAAACATCGCAAAGATACAACTCAAATTCAAAATGCCAAACATATTGAAGTTTTTTTAGAACCACGGGATATATCCCGGTGGCGTGTTGTCCTTGTCCTTGAATCTTTTTAGATACTCTTCCACGTTCAAGCCCTCCCTTACGAGGATGATCGTGTTCTTGTCAACCCTTACGGGTATCCTCTTGAATTGAGGCTCCGGAAGTATATCCCCGTTTGCCTTAGTGTTCGCTTTGATCGTTCTCATATAAGTTATCGTTGTTTGTAGTTGTCACAATACCGTAGGGAGTTAGCTACCCTCCCGGTGTTCAATATCTCGCACCATACGGCCAGACCCTTGTGAGGCTTGCCGTGCACGCAATCGGCGCATCTGATACGCTCGGGCTGCTTAGTAGGTCTCTTAGCCATTCAGGTAGTCTTTTATAAGCGCCATGAAATCGTCCAGCGATCGGCATATCTCATATCTGTACCCTTGAGCCTCTACCGCCTTCTGGAATGCCTTCTGGCTGTCCTGTTGCCGGCCTTTTCTTGTCTTCATTTCCACGTACAGACCGTGATGGACGTTATTCGGGACTGACAGGAACAGATCGGCTACCCCGGCCAATGCCCCTTCCGCTTTCAATATAGCCCCGGTTACCGTGTCCCTCCGTCCTCCGTTCGGGACGCTAAAGAAGCATCCTGCGTATCTCGGGTATTGGAGACGGAAGTATCTGACGCAAGCTTGCTGGGTCTGTGATTCGATGTTCCTCATTTGTACTTGTCGTCTATAAGCATTAATACAATAAAAATTATCGCTATGATAGCGAATATGAACGTTATCACCCCGAAGGATAATAACAGGCTTTCTAAAATGTCACTCATAATCGTAATTGTCAAAATCGTCCGGATCGTAATCCGGAATGTCGTTACCGAAATCCATGATTGTTATTTGTTGTTGGTGGTGGCAGCGGGAATTATAACATTTTCCAAGTTCTTCCTTCCCATATATCAGAAATACAACTCCTGCTTACGTTAAATTTTTCTGCAAGGCGATAACATGAAATTTTACCTTTTGATTTCTTTATTTCTTTTGCTTCTTCTAATGTTATCTTCCTTAGTTTTGCAAGCGATTCTTCTTTTATGTGTGTACCAATCATGTGATTCCTTGAATGTTGACTTCTGCTTTGAACTTCTAAGTTCTCTATTCTATTATCATATTTATCTCCGTTTATATGGTGTACAACTTCATTTCTTGACAATTTACAACCAAGATGCTGTTCCATTAAATACCTATGTAAATCATGCTTTTTGCCATTCACCTTTATAGCTTTGTATTTATAACTCATAATAAGAATATATTAAAAAGTTGAATTAGAGGCGATAATCGGACTCGAACCGACATCAAGGGAAACCAATGAAGGGTGTGACAGCCGTTCTCGCATTATACCACTTACCGCCCGAAATCCCCGCATATCCTCACGGACGGCGGGGATAAAAACTAAATCTAATACCATGAAAAACACACTAATATCAATATCAAACCTCTAGCTCTTCAATTAAGAGTTGTCCACATCCCATGAACCATACTTGGGAAGCTGGTGATTTCTGGAGCAAGGCGATCTCTATTGCGGCCTCCTTGAACTTGCTCTTGTCATGCCCGGCCTTTTGCCTGATGAAGGATTGCGTTCTCGTAATGAGATCTCCGTCCCCCTTCCTTGGGATCACGGGTTATGATATCCTTGCACTCTCTCATCTTATCCTCTATTGATTTAGAGGTGTCGGACAATGATTTCTCTATCTCTTTTTTATCGATATCTACAACTCTCTTATTGACATTCGTATTGAACGGGAATACGTCCATAATCATTGTCTCCGTGACAGAGGCTATGGTGTAATCAGCCATTGTCCCCTTCATTCCATCTTCCAATACGGCGATGGCCTCTTTCAGCGTAGTGGCTTGGGCAAGCATTTGTGCGGCGGTTTTCTTTTCCGCTCCGCTCTTCTCGTCCAACGTGATAAAATAAACCTTGATCTTATAGAACCGATCACCATTCTCGTTGAAGAATAATTCGGATAAACGAGCTCGTTTGATGTCTGTTACCGTGAATTCACCCGTGATGAAGGGGCGGATCTCCTCGATGATGCGAGCTTCCGCTTCCGTAAAAGACAGGGCGTCTACCAAGTAAGGCTCAGTTACTTTTTTCTGCGTGCCATTTTCCAGCATTTTCTCGTAAGAGACCTTGCACTCAAACCAATTTGTCATAACTTATTAATAATTAATGTTATACTTCTTTCTTTCGTATTGTGGGATATACCCCTTGCAAGGGGTGTTCCCATTAAATAAGACCGACTCCGGCCTTACAGTTTCCCCTTCTATTTTAGACGGGTATTTCCAATGCTTCTGCCATTGATGGCAAAGGCAGTGTCTTTTAGAGCAATCCTCATTGAGGCAGTATTTAAGATCTCTCATTATCGTATCTCTTGTAGGTTTCCAGCTTCTTGACCTCCTTTTTAAGGAGTCTGGCCGCATCCATGTATCTGACGCTGCCATAAGGAGCGGTAATAATAATGTTGGTATGCCTCACGATCTTGTCGATCAGGTAATTTGGAGGCCTGTCGCTTTTTCTCATGACTAAAAATTAGATAGGTTTCTCATGAAATCGTATTCTGATATCCCCCGAAGGAATACCGAGAAAAGCACGTCCTTCACACGCTCGTAGAGATCCATGAACTCGGCCTCGTCCATCTTGTCGAAGGCTATCGACTTCGGGATCTCTATCCATTCTTTACGTGATATGCTATAGGCCGTATCGCAATGCCCGGCGGCGATCTCGACGGTCTTCCGGAAACACTCCACGCTCTCCTTGAAATGCGCCGTGGTCTTCTCGTTCTGGTAATACCATGCGCAATTTATCAAGGCGAAATACTTCTTTAGGAAGTCGTAGTTTCGTGCCAGCGTTATCTTGGCCTTGTATATCTTGCCTAGCTTGAGCTTTTTCTTCTCGTCATAGTCGGAATCATAGCATGGCCTCAATCCGCCGGCGGTGTTGAGCAAGTATAGTTCCATGATTAAAAGGGGAGATCCGAATCATCGACCGATGGGGCGTTGTTGATATCCTCCGGTGAGGGGATGTTGTTCTTGAACGTGGATTCCATCAAGTCACCTATGCCGTAATAAACACCTTCCTTTCGCTCCTCTTTCCTTGGGGCGCAAGACACATAATGCGTATAGGTGCGGTTGTCGAACGTGACAGGCTCTTTTTTCTCCCCGATCGAGATATTGAGGAAGATCTTCTCTCCCTTGGCCGTCATTACTTTTCGCATCAACTCCTTCGGTATGTCGCTCAAGCAGATTGAGCCGTATAAATTCGCCATAATGTTTATGATTTTAAATTTTAGATTTATAAGCGGGGCGGTCGGTTATTCGCTACGGCGGGGATAACCACCGTCCCGTAGCCACGGCATGCGTGGATTATTTTTTGTTGAATGTTATAGAATATGACATCTTAGCCATCCTTATCGCCGGATGGATCGTGTATATCTCCCCGGTCTCGTCATCAATGACCGTGGTATTATCCGGCACCGTCTTCAGGAACGCCTCCCGTTCTTTTATCTTGGCATCGAGAAGCGTCCTTTCCTCGACCAGCCTAGCGTAGACCGGGTCATTGCAATTGGAGTGGTCGTAGGATACGCCTGTATCCTTTATCTTGACCGTGGCCCCGTTCCAAGAGCGCTCCTTCCCGTATTTCTCGATCTCGGAAAGGACAGCGTCCTTCATCCGGTCATCGTCCAGCGTCCTCTTGATGGTCTCTTGCATCGCCTTTAACTTGACGACGTGTGATACGGGATCTACCTCACCTTCCAGTACCGGGTTCAAAAGGTCTATGGATAAAGCCTCGATCTCGCTTTTCGTTAGCGGGGTCTTGCCGCTTAGCTCTAGTTCTTTGCTCATGACAGGTTATTGTTTATTTTATAGTTGTTGTATATCTCGATAATGGATTCCATTTCCACCTTTCCGACGATGTAGGACTTGTTTATAAGGCTCTCCACGGAGAAAGACTGGTTGGATTCCTTGGCCTTCTTCTCGTTCTTGTATATCCACTTAGATATGGATTCCATGGCACTCTCATTGTTTATGCGATCTCTCGTAAGCTCTTTCTTCTCGTTGGAGTTAGCCTTTTTAGGCGGCTCCTTTTGGGCGGTATTACCGCTCGCTATGTTTGCGTCATCGTCATCGTCAATATTCAAGCATAGTATTGCGCCTATGGCATATCTTCGTTGGTAGGTAATACAAGATCCTACACCTTGAGGATCGTTCTTAGAAGGCCTCATTGAGTATGTTGAGCTAATATACTCTCCGGAAATATGCATCAATATCGTCTCAAGCTCGTTCTCACCTGTTGGCATCTGTGTTATCGATAACCCGCACTCAGATAACGGAGATTGGATCACGTCCAATATGTTTGCCAACGATGCGTACTTGCTTTTGAAAAAAGGATTATTGCTATCCTTTTTTATTTTGCCTACCTTTTTTTGAAACTCGCAAAGGGCGTTGGCTATTTCCTTTATAGAATCAGATCTTTCCATATTATTTATTTTTGTTTCGTCAGCCTCCGGGAGTCGAACCCGGACTAAGACCATCGGCCGCCCTTCCCTCACTACCGTGTCCCTTTCCACCGGGCCAATGATATCGTCATGGCCTACCACTTGTCTAGGATATCGGTTGCCGGTCTGGGTCGGGGTTGCACCTCGTAAGGGCGGGATCTTACCAATTATATGAATCACATAGGAACCTAAGCTCCTCCATGCTCTCCTCATATTCCTCGTTGTCCTCCTCCCCGTCGTACTCCGGTTCGCCGTCGGGGTCTTTGATGTAGATGTCTCTCATGCGATCCTCCGATAAGCAATGCCTTGGGGCTATTGCATTTCTTTAAATACCCCTCCATCTAATTTGTAATATGTATCCGCCTTTATCTTCTCCCCGTCAACAAATTCCGTTTTTACGCAAACGGGGATATATCTTTGCTTTTTATCCGAATAAGACCATTCGGATAGTGTTATCCATGATCCTTTTGAGGCTTTTGCTACTGAGTTAATACCTGCGCACATGATGACACAGTCTTCGCCAGTGCTGTCAATCTTGGCATTGTTGCCGGACGAACCGATCTGGGCATTGTTGCCGGACGAACCAATCTTGGCATCGTAGCCAGACGAACCGATCTGGGCATTGTTGCCAGACGAACCGATCTGGGCATTGTTGCCAGACGAACCAATCTTGGCTCCGTCGCCAGACGAGCCGATCTGGGCATTGTTGCCAGACGAGCCAATCTTGGCTCCGTAGCCAGACGAACCAATCTTGGCACCGTAGCCGGACGAACCAATCTTGGCACCGTTGCCGGACGAACCAATCTTGGCACCGTTGCCGGACGAATTATCCTTTATGCTCGTTTTTATTTTTTCAGGCGATGTGATCTCTTTTAGCCACTCAACTCCAAGATTGATCATGTCTGCCAATTTTAACTCTGCTTTTATTTTAATCTTCGATGAGCAAATTTTTGTCCCTCTATCCTCCTTGGATATATTCCCGTCTTGCTCTACTTCGCAAAACCTAGAGTCTATCATAGTATAGTGATCAAAAACATCAAATGGGCTTTCGCAAGCGTGAAATCCTCTGTTACACACCTTGATCTCTCCATCCATCTCATATTCCTTGCCTATTTCATATTGAAAATCCCGGCATTTTAAATTTTTGTCAAATCCCTTGTAAGATTTTATAGCAGCCATTTTATTTATCGTTTACTAGTTCTACAATGTCTTTTCTTATCTCTATCAATTCTTCTTTGCTAAGTGTCTTTAATTCGTCTAGGATATCGTCCTTCCTCGATCGATTCGGTCTTGATGGAGCTTGTACCACGTACAACACCCCGAAATCATTTTTCTGACTCATAAGTCATTATTACGATTTGATTTATCACAACAAATACTGATACTATGCCAAATATCAGTAAATGGATATGAGAAGGTTTTTCATTCCATTCGAATATTGCGACTATTGAGGCCAGTCCCAATACTGTAGCTAAGACCATCCTTAACGAGAAGATGATAATGCTCTTTATGGCCCGGAATATCTTCCAGAACCATGCTTGGTTTCTCTTCATCATATATATTGTTGTTTTTAAAATTCGGAAGAAAGGCCTCATATCCTCACGGACGGAGACCTGCGTTGCAAATTGTGACTGATTTTATGTTGATTGAATAAGCACCCCTAGGGGTGAAACGTGCTC